CCGTGGGTCTCTGAACATCTTGGTTCTAGCATTCCTATAACCAGTACCTATTCGACCCATTCTAGAATCTTTGGAATAAGTGTCGCCAGGGGCATCAGTAAGTTTCGCCTCTGTATATCCTGTACGCCTCAAGTTTGCTTTTCGACCGCCTGGTTTCCATTCCGTTTTAGCCTGACCCTTATCGTCAAACAGCATAGCCCCATCTGGACCATACATAAACTGCTTATCCTGCATAGCCCACTGAGCATGTGTTGTTGGCTTTATTGTTCCATTTTGCAACCCGAGAATTTCTCGGCGACTCGCTGCTTGTACTTTTGCCGCTTCTATTCCAGCCTTGCGTTTTTTTCTCTCCGTATAGGTAATTTGACGTTTTGCAAGACTACCGGCAGTGCCAGAGGGACCTGTACCTGTACCTGTACCCGCAACAGTGCCGCCACCTTGTTGGGACCTGCTACCAGAGGCACCTGCCTTGCCCGCTAAAGCATCGGCCTTCATTCTACTTGATTCATTAACAGCCTTGCGCGACTCACCCATCAATCTTTGAGACCTACTGGCAATACTTTCGGCTGCAGTTGCAGTACCACCAGCAGCACCAGCAGCGCCAGCAGCACCAGCGCCAGTTCTGCCAGTCTGACCAAGAGCATTCGCATTTCTTACAGCAGCGCCAGTAGTCTGTCCACCAGCAGTCGTTCCATGCATAGGGGTTCCATTTACTACACCGCCACTAATATTAACAATATTGGCTTTAATATCTTGCACGGGTATTGCTTTAGAAATTGTTCCACCAATAGTTTTTTTCATTGAACGTCCACCAGCAATAGCACCAGCAAGCATTAAGAAAGAACTGAATTCACCACCACCAAATAGCGAACGCATTCCACCCATCAAAGAAAAGACGGTATCAAGCAATCTGGTTACACCGTCTATAACTTTATTAATAAAGGGTAAAGCCTCAAAGAAAACGTCTCGCAAAACTTTACCGTACTTAAACAATGTGGTTATAAGATTGCCTATTTTAGAACCGAACTCTTCAACATCTTTACGATTCTCTTTAAGTAAATCATTCACGTGACCAAAACCATCGGCAAGTTGACCACCGACGATTCTAAAAATATTTCCAAACATTTTTTCTAAAACTCTTGCGCCTTCGATGAAGGGACGTAATTTATTCAGAACCATGTCCCAGCCGTTTTTGAAGTCACCCATCCAGTTGCCCATATTGCTCATCATTCCTTGAGCCTTGGGTAAATGGTTGTTTACGAACTTAACAAAGAAGTCTTCCATTTTTTCAATCGCAGAAAGCAGCCCGTCAAAGAAACTCCCTTTACTAAACATGTTGAGACTTCCAGAAATACGAATAAATGTTCGTTTAACAGAAAAAAGAATTTGGTCCATTGCTTCTTTGGCGGGTCCCAACAAGGGTTGACCATAATCTCCAAACATGGCGACTACTTGTGTTTTAAATGCTTTAAACTTGCTGATTAAAGTACCAGAAACGGTATCAAATTGGCCCGCAACGCCACCAGCAGCGGCAAGAGTACCATCGCCAATAGCACTAACGAGACCTTCCTTGGTGGTGATTTTTAGTTTCTTGATGGCATTTTCCATCTCCGGCCCAAGTTCTTTTGCTGCCGCTTTCATCTTTGAGAAATTTGCTTTAGGGTCCTGGATAGTCGCAATAAGTTTTCCTGCAGCAGCGGCACCCTTCGCTACATCTTGACCAGCAGAACCAAAATCCATTAAGGATTTCAATAATTTCTGACTTCCGCCATCATAATTTCCCGTTTTATAAATTTCCGCCAAAGCGGCATTTAGGCCTTCGGCACCAATCGTCGCCAACTGGGAGTCAGTTTGCATCATACGCATCTGCACACGAACTTGATTTAGGCCACTACCAAACTCGCTCATGTTCGTGCCCTTGTAGGCATACATTGCCGCCTGATGTTCCCTCATCGCCGCCGCCGCAATAGAGGCCGCAGTAGCAAGAGCACCAATAGCCCCAGCACCGGCCTTCAAGAGCCAATTATATGCCTTCATCGCTGTTTGGCCAATAACGAAAGCAGCATGGACGGCCAATAATCCTGCACCAAGAACCGCAACTTGAATAGCAGCGAATTTTGCTGCCATGGCGATACCCTTGTGTATCATACCACCAGCCGCTTTAACCATTTTGTCGACACTGTCAAAGTGTCTTTTATGAATTCTGGTCTGGTCTGTTAATTCTCTGCCAAGAGCCTTGGTTCTCGCCTGCATGGCTTTACCAACATCGGCAAGTTTTATTTGCTTAGCCTGTCTAGCGGCCTTCTTTAAGTCATGAAGTAACTTTTTAAGTTTCCATGCACCATCGACATCTACGTCAATACCAAGTTCTACGTTTGCCATGGTGACTCCTGGTAAAAGAAAAGAAGAGGCTAAATACCTTTCTTGGCTTTACGCTCTTGTTGTTCTCGGTCTTGCGCTATTACTCTAGCACATGCTATAAGTATAGACCATTCGGTCTCGGTAACATTCAAAAGTTCAAGAGGATTTACGTGCCACAGTTCTGCCAATCTAGCAGCAGATATAATATAGGAGTCGTCTACGAGGTCGTCTACGACTCCTTCGTAGGGTCCTCTGTGTCAACGTTGTCTGAGAACCCTGCGGCGTCAAGAATGGACAAGGCGGCAGCCTCTACATGGGGCTCAATACCAAAAAGCGCAATAACGGCATCTGGAACAGGACGAGCGGCGCTGGTCATATCCAAAACAACACGTGAAGCAAAGTTTAAGCCATGTCCATCATCGTCGTACACTTCTTCATCATTGAAAAGAATACCGATAGTGGTATGTCCTACTACGTAGGCAGCGAACTTGGTGGCATCCATTCCAGCCTTGCTATCTTCGCCGGAGTTACGTCGCCAAGCCCGCATTTGCTGCTGGGTGATATTTGGACTAATCCGCAAACTTACGCCCGGACGCTCAGGAACAGCCAAACGTACGACGGGTCGCTCGATTTTCTTTGTGACCGTTTCTTTGAGGCGGTCTAGGAGAGTAGCGTCTTTGCTATTGCTCTTCTGCAAAGGCTTCTTTGGGTCTGGTGTATCTTCTGAATAAAGTTGTTCTGTCATGTGATGAAAACTAGCACACTAATAGTTCTCAAAATGCAACTTTTTTAAAAAAAAAACTCAGTTACTGCTGGTTTTTGGACTCACGGTCTGAATGGCAAAAGTCAAAGCAAAAGTTGCTGGAGCGCCAGATGATGAATCGCCATCAGGTTCAGTCAGACCAACAAGCAGTGAATTGGAATACACACGGTCAGTACCCTTAACCTCAATATCACAATCGTAGGACTTTACGTAAATATCATAGTAAGCCCTTCCAACTAGAGTACGCATCGTTTGCAGCGTGGTTGACAACGAGGATGCCACCAATTCATCATAATGAGCGGTCAAAGTAATGTCGCCAATTTCAAAAGGTGCACAAAGAATGGTAGGAGAACGCTTGCCGCCCTCATAAATCTTTTCGACCGACGCAGTTATTTCGCCTCCAGAGATTTGTGGGAAAACAAAGTTTTTGGAGTCAATGATGAATGTGGGGTCACCTTCTACGGCGGCGACATCGCCAGAAGCGGCTGTCCCTACTTTTTTTGGGGAAATTGTCGCTTGAATTTGTCTTTGAGATACCTTAATTGCCATTTTGTACTCCTTTTATTATACTGAGGCGTTGAGGGTGGACTTTACAATATTTACCTGGATACTATCTCCGATACTGGAGACACGAAGTCCAATCCGTGCAGTAACAAGACCATTTGCCAAGTTTTGTAGGGGGTTGATACTTTTACTACAATCGACAGTATATCCATAGTCCAAACGTTTGCCTTGTTCGTCAAAACCCTCATAAAGGGCACCCTTGATGCGCAGTGGCTCCATGATTCCTATGAGTCTTGCTTCAACTTCAGAAAAGAGGGAGTTACGACCATCTATGGCATTGAACAGGAGGTCTTCTAATGTATTTTCTGCCTCAACTACAACAAAATTAACAAGGTCCTGAGCATTGATATAACGGAAGTTTTCTTCGTCTGCAGACAATGAACGAGCACCATAAATTCGAATACTATTATTAATCAATCGAATAACATTAACTTTTGCTGCGTCTAGGATATCTGAGTCAGTCTTGCTAATTTGCGCTTCTATTCCCTTGGCAAAATTAGCGACTGACAAAAGTCCTGCTCCAGGCTGATGTTGACCAACCGAGTTATGTGCACGAGCACGTGCGGCAGCAGCATACCCATCGGGCGGAATGAGACGATTGACACCAGGCGTTCCTGATGGAACGAAAATCCATGGGTAGTACAACGCCACATGCTCTAGGTTATCTGCAACATTGGCGGTAATAAATTCCGCAGAGTCTTGGGCTTCAGCCACGGTGGAGTCGTCCAAAGTATGAAGAATGGCAATACGGCGATTTGCATTTGCGTGAGCAATAAGTGCTGCAGGAACAGTGCCGGTACTTGAGGAGGTGCCAGTGAATTCTGGACAAGCAACCGCTCCCGTACCGTACGAGTCCAAGAATAAATCAAGAGCCGTAACGCATTGGGCAGCAGTCGGAGTGGCTCCGTCGACTCCAGAGGCAAGGTTAGTGGAACCCACCAAGGCTGGAAGGTCCGCCGTTGAAGCGCCCAGTGAAGCAATGACGTAGTTTCTGGCAACAAGACTGTTGTTTACTTTGCCAACCATCGCTATATTAGTAGCGCAGTTTCCACTATTTAAAATTAGTGTCCCATCATAAAAGATTTTAAGCACCTTGGTGTCAGTTACGGTGCCGGCAGTAACGGTAAACGTCAAGCCTCCAGTCGCGCCATTGGCCCACACGCCAGGACCATTGGCAGTAAGAACCAAAGAAACGAGTGCAGCAGCATCAATATTTGTAACGGTGCCTGCCGTTGGCGTGGTTCCGCCAGTAACCGTGTAGGTCAGGCTAGTAGAAGAAACTATTGAAGTGACAACAACAGAAGTTGGTGAACCGCCATGTAGTGTGCCCGTTCCTGCTGTTGCGGTCAGTGTATCACCAACGGTAAAATCAGAAGTGGAAGTCATACCGGTAATAGTCGCAACCCATGGCCCAGACCCAGTTATTGAGCCAATTGTGCCAGGTTGGTCTACGCCAGCAGGGTCCAAGAGGCTGGCGGTTGCTGTTGCTGCACTAGTGCCGAGTGCGCGAGCAATAAAGCACTGCGAGCCACCCTCTTCAAAGAAGGTCTGCACGGTTGAATGTAGGTAGGCATTAGAAATATAGCCACCATAAATTTCTTCATAGCCTTGCATTGAAGAAACAAGATTTGCGACCGTAGTAGGTCCACGCTGTGCTATGCCAACAAAAAACGCTTGGGAAGAATTATTAACCGTAGTAGTTGTGGGACCGGTTCGCACCGCTGTTGAAATCGTTATACCGGGCATAGGACCTTCCTATATTATCTAAGGGAAATCGAATTTTTCGATAACCATCTTATATTTTTTATTTCTTTAAACATACCAGAACTGTATTATAGACTATCAGAATTCTGTGGCTCTGAGACCACGTTTGCTACTTCTGGTTCTACGGTATTCAATATTTCTTCTTCTTGTTTTTTGACATCAAAAATTTCTGGTTCTTGAACTAGCCCCTCTTCTTCAATTTTTGCAGACTTTTTTGTTGGTTTTTTGATTTCTTCGGTTTTTTCTTTAGTTTCAGGAGATGCAATAATAGAAATTCTGTTACTCGCAGCGAATTTTATTAAGTCGTCATTTAGTTCCTTGATTGCCCCATGCTCAAGCGGAAGAATTGTCCATCCATCTGGTGGAAGTCGCAAAACGTTCGATTTGTTATTTTTGATAATAAAATATCCATTATCAACGTAATGTTGAAAATCTCGAATCTTGACGTTTTCTACAAAGTGTGTTTCTTCCATTTGACTATTATACCCAAACTTTTCTTTTGCCAATACAGGAAATGACCATAAGTTCTACTTATTTATGACGTAAATGGCATTTGCTCTAGCATGCCCGCCGACTCTACCGCTATGTCGAATTCAGAAACTTCACCTACTGATTTTCGTGCAATAGTTTCATCTATGTGTAAATCATAGGAAATGTAAGCACCTGCCAGCACCCTATCGCCCTTCAGGAGAGTTAAGTCGGAATATTCTTCTCTGAGCGAACCCTCGTCGATGACAACACAAAATACCCCTTCAGGGTCTATGGCCCTAAGGGAAGGATGGTCCATTAATGATGAACGGACAGCGGTAGACAGTCTGTCTCTCATGACGGTGGCCTCTTCAGGACCTTCAGTTCTTACCCAGATATACGTTCTCATACTGTAGGTGACTCTATAAAGAGGGTCACTTTTGTTCCATCCAAGACGTTCAAATCCTGTAGTTGATATTACTACAGTAATAATTGTTGGCCAATCATCCATCGCTAGAGGCTCGTAAGAAAAATAAGCGACCGGCGTGGGTAGTAGTATGTCGTCAATAGCCCAGCCGTTGCGATAATTGACCAAACGTGGAGGAATGTCTAACTTAAGATAATCATTAACATAGGATTTGGCGTAATATGGGCCATACATCAACTCGATAGTCATAAAAAACTCTACCTAGCGCCATCTTCGACATGTTCAGCAGCCCATTTTGCCCATTGCTGAGCAGAGCCTAAGGGTTCAAAAACGACTCTACGCATAGGCATTTTCGTAGTCCCATACTGATGAAACTCGGCATATTTTACGGGAGTTCCAAATGTCGCGCTCTTATCCCTGATGACGTTGACAGTACCGCGTAAATTGCCCAAACTGCTGAATAGTCTGCCGCTACGAATCATGGGGGGCATCCCAGGAAAATGGACAGACTTCCACGAAGCATAACCGGGGTCAAGTGGCGACCATCCTCCAGATGGAAGGCCATTGGTCATGAAGTTATTTGCCCATACTTCTTCTAATTCATTTCGAATTTTATTAAAGACTGGACCAAAATCCTTTGCCCTTTTCTGCATTCCGTCGACTGCATCAACTAAATCGCCTACATCAAATTCTACTTTAATTTGAACTAACTGGTCTCCAGCCATTACGCCACACGAACCCGACGATATTTTTTAACAGAAGCCAGTTCTCTGTCTGAGAATCCGGTTTCTAATGGGGCAACGTTTCGAGAGTTTAAATCCTTGACACCTACAACGTCATCATGCATGTTTTGCATTTCACGAGTGGCGGCACGAAGAATGAGTAATTTGAAGAATGGGATTTCGTCACCATCTAAACCAGCCCGATATTCAATGGCCACGGTGTCGTTGGCAAAACCTCGAAATAGTTCAATTCCGAATCTGCGAACAATATAGTCATTGCCTGTTGCTTTGGCTATCCCGCCTTGAGTCATTGCTCCAATAGCGGTTGGCATATTACCTACAGTGAATGTGCTAGCGGTGACTGCCGTTATGTCCTTGGAGGCTATGTTGTATGCGTTTGGGAGCATGCCAACGATAGAGACACGTTGACCAATCGTAAATTTGTGGGCAGCCGCTGTATATGTAACATTTGTGCTGGCTTGGGACGTTGCCGTAACGGTCGCCTCACGAAGCATTGCTTCACCCATATAGACGGGAGGGTATGAGTAACTCTTTATTTGAACACTAGTTACGCTAGCAACTGGAGAATTTCTCAGTGGAATTGTTGCTGGTGGCTGCGAATAAGTCAGTGGAGTATAAGCAGTATCCAAGGAAGAATTATAGAAAAATGAAGTGGTTGGCATTCCCGTATAATCAGATGGAAGCGTATATTCCTCAATAAACGTGGACAACTCTATGGGGCGTCTAAGATATGTTTCTAGTTCGCTCTGCAAGCCAGCCAAAACAATTTCAGCAGCATCCTGTTGACGCAAAGAAAATCTAATATCCATAAAAACGACTAAATCATTTGTAGTAACAAGCATGTTCTGTCACCTTAATAGTGTGTTAGTTACGACGGTTCCGTGTTCGAGGAGGACGAACTCTCTTGGGCTTTGGTGGACGTGCCCTATTGGGCCGATTGGCACGAGCAGGGCCAACACCGAGGATGTTTCGAATGACATTAGCACCAGCGGCTACAGCCCGCTTGACTCGGCCAGGTCCACCGATTTCGGCTTCTTCATCTGCGTTTGCATCTGGAAATGGCATAAGGACTCCTTGAAAAACTTAATCTAAAAAATTGTAGCACGTATTGGCGGTTTATGTTAACGGTCTGCGTTTGGAGGAGTTTCAATAATCGCTGGTACTTTATCTATTGTCCCTGGTGGTGCCTCAACAGGTACCCATGCACGAGAATAATTGTGGGATTTAATATTGCGTTGTTTGATAATTGTCCCATCAAGCATGAGTTCTAATTCTACTGATTTCATAGACAGACGCTTTTCAAAATCTTGAATACTATATTTGCGTGACCTTTTGAGAGTGCGAATAATGTGAGAGATTTTCTTGGCTACAGCGGCTCCTCGTGCACGGTTTATCTGTAAATGCAGAAACATGGCATCGAGTTCCTCACAGTCAACAAAGTTTACCGGTATTTCATTCATGATTACATCAGACAAATTGTTATTGCCGCGAATTAACAACAGCCGTTGACTGCCGTCAATGACGACATTCCCTTCACGTTGAACAATAAGTGGTGATAAAATACCAAAGGAAGCAATAGAGTCAGCCAAACTCATTAAATCTGGTTTCAGAATATAAGTAGCATTCCACTCAGGAATAACCAAAACATCTTCTTTGACAAAATCAATCTTCATAAAACTCAACATCATCCTTTACTGCAGCAAGACGCATCGTATGCGCCCTAGTTTTTGGACCAACTGGTGTTACTGCCCTGTTCCCCAATTCATTCAACATGATATTCCTAATCAACCACTCAATCGGATACGAATAAGGGTCTAGGGCATTCTTCTTACGAAACTCGGCAGCAAAACTTTGCGCCCTCTTCTTTTTGGTGGGGCCAATCATGAAGTAGTCAATGGCTTCCCTGACCCCGTTCCATCCCAATGCGGCATATGAGGCAATTACTTTCTCAATGTCATAATCTGGCCACCATCTGCGCTGTGCGTCAATATGAGGGAAACATTCGTATAGGCGGTCATAGAAGTCTGGCTCAGTAGCAACCAGGTCTCCAATGCGACGGATAGCAATTGAGTGCAATGGAATACCGACCCTGGTATTGGAACCCGTCAAAGCGGCGAGGTCGTAGTACTCGCAGTAGTCTGCCCCATGTTCTTCGCTTAAAAACTTAAAAACATCGTTAATTTGCCAATCGTAAATAACTTTAGCAAACTTTAATGGCATACCTTTTTTCCCACGATAAGGGGTGACAATATAGTTTTCGTGAAGTTTTTGAACACATGAACGATAACGAATCATGGACTCAGAAGCACGAACGCCGGTCAAGAAAGCAACCTTTCCCTTTTTGCCTTGCATCGTGTAATAGTCAACGTCTTCAGGAACAGGCTTTGAGTGGGTTAAACCAAAGTGATACCCAGTAATAGCCCAAGGCGGGATATCTCGTACTAGGCGCCCTTCCTTCATGCGCTTCTCGCCCCAAAGGATAACTGACTGTCGTTGTCCAAGAACCCATACTTCCGCACCATAGGGAATGCAATACCACTCCATGTCAACCCAGTCGTAGTCACGAACCTTCATGACGTAATCAACAACCAGGGGACTTACCATTTCTTCATCGCGAAAGATAACTTTTACTGGGCCAAGGCCACGCTCTTCATGAATTTCTTTAGCAAGATACAAGACTGCACTAGAGTCTTTCCCCCCAGAGAATTGCACGCAGACGGTGTCAAACGTGTCGTAGACGTGACGAATTCGCTGCCGTGCTGCATCGATGCAGGAAATGTCCAGAAACATCCGTTGGCGGGTCATTTAAATTCTTTGAATTTATTAATCTTGCTCACGAACGATGACTGTATCACTATTCGCGCGAGGTTCCCAACCTTCTCCAATAAAAGATTCATTTAATGTTTTAAATTGAAGTGTGGAAGCGTGACGCATTAGCGAACCATGCTTTCCAGTTGCTTCGCATGTCATCCCACAGATTTTTTCATGTTTTCGAACAATAGTATTCATCTGTTCTGTATTCGCCGGGTTTGATGGGCTGTAGTAATAGCGAAGTCCACCAAATTTCTCTTTAATTTGAAAAATTGTATAAAGCGGGTCAACGGAAGCGAGTTCCTTGTCGCATAATGCGATGAGCCTCCACCATCCCTCGTCGCAATAAATGTTAACGCCATATTCTGAATTGATACGTTCAAGAACTGGTTGCAGATAATCTGGATAATCCATATTAATCCTTTTTACGAAGGTCTAACTTGAAGGTTAGCACTCCCTCTTCTAGTGTTGCTTCGCAGTCGCCTATCATCGCAAAATCCTGAAAATCCACCTTGGCTTGATTAACAAAAAGAGCACGTTCTGGTCCGGCGACTGGTGGTAGTGGACGCTTTTTTACAGCCTCTGCTCGCTCGCGAAAACGGGCTAAAATTTCATTTGGGTCCAGCATCATACTCTTCTTTTGTAGCACGTAGAACGAGCGTTTCTTTATCGCGTGAGATTGGGTCACCCGCAGGCCACTCCTCCTCCATTGGTATCTCCAATGTGTACCAAGTACGGTTTTCCATTTCCGTAATTTTATATTTACGTATTCTTTCTACCGTTGATTCAAGGCGAATCTTGTCAATATCTTCATTATGAGCCATTATCAATCATCTCATATAGGGCCTCAAATGCCATCTGATTAGATGAGTAAAAAACCCCATCTGATAACTTTATGACGTAATCACCCAAGTGTGCCTTCATGTCCATATCGACCCCCTTGAGTAAGATAATCAAATCTGGCTTATTTTCATCACCGTTACGCGGGATGACAGTCAATGAACCACCGCACCAGTCGGCGACTTCACGCTGATTCAATGGCATGAAACGCATAGCCTCAACATCCAGACCAGTCCGACGAAATCTTTGAATCGTTAGCATATCAGGCATTGTTCTTCTTTAAAATTTCTAAAACTTCCGCCAGAAGAACTTTGATTTCTTTCAATGTTTCATGCGATTCACGGGTGGGCTGTCCAGCAAGATAGGCATTACGCTGTGCTTCTAAGCGAGCATTTTCTTTGATTGCTGATGCATTACGTTCCATGAGTATTCCTCCATTGTTTGTTTTATATCGCTGTCTCCCTTGGGGTCGAACCAAGACTTTACTGATTAACAGTCAGTTGCACTGCCATTATGCTAGGAGACAATATTTTTTCGTGCGTGCGTTCTAATTCTATGACAATTAGAACAAACAACCTCGCATTTTTTTAATTCTTTGATAAGTTTTTTCATACCTAAGCCTTGACCAACTATCTTTGCAATATTTGCAACCTTATCACCCTCAACGTGGTCGTGGTCAAGTACGTATGGTGGGAAATAGTTACCGCAATCAGCACACGGAGTAGTTTCTTTAATTTTATTAACAAACTCTCGCATCTCTGCTCGTACCCGTTTTGTTCTTTCGTAAACAATCTTTGAGTGTTCTACTCCTTTTATGGCGTATCTTTCTCGTGATTTCTTGTTGTCGCATGGCCTACAGTATGGTTGCAGTCTTTTCTTATCTTTTTTATTGAATAGACTTTCATCTTTTTCTTCATGGCAAAGTGAGCATTTTTTCATACTGTTAATTCTACTATACGGATTAACAGTCCGCTGTTCTGCCATCTGAACTACTCTCCATTGGTATGCACTGAGAGATTATCAGCAGTAGATTAGTCGTGCACGCATTGCTTCATTTTATCGGCGTTCTTGTTCGTACCTAAGTAGCAAATCATTGCGTTCTTTGTTGAAATCTAGCAAATCTTCCATTGAGTAAATAAACTGCGCTAATTCATCACAAAGTTGATTTGACGCATTAATTTTTTCTTCTAAAAATTTAATATGAGAACGGAGGTATATCGTTTCATCTTCCAGTGTATACATTTCTCTTTGCACGGACTGTAAAATATATTCAGCATCATTACTCATTATGGAAATGCTTTCTCATGTTTTGTCTAGTTATCTAAATTAGATACATTAAGTAATACTAATTCTGCAATATTAATTAATTCGGATAATTTCTCATATTGTAATATTGTCGGCCATCCAACTCCGGCATTTTCTTTTAACTCATTCAATGTCCCAAGTAGAACTTTGATTTCTTCTTCCATCATCACCCCCTTTAAAAATAGTTAAATTTCTGAATGTGAGTCAATAAATGACATTAATTTTCCTGCCGTTGTTTCACCATCATAAGCGGGTTGAGTCCTCAACCAACGAATAAAATCATACCATCTGCGTTGTTGTTCAGGTTGGTCGAAGATAATCGTATACTGGACGACAGCGCGAGGTGCTGCTTCTGGAGTTGCCACGGTACTCCCCTTGATGGCAATCTCATTATGGTCCATATCGCTGGGGGCATTTATTCTTCTCTCACCATCATCATCCTCCCTTACGAGAGACGACAGGATAGTTGCACCGAGGTCCGAAATGGGTTGAATAACGGGGGACATGTAGCCCTCTTCGGTGCCGTCATCATTCTTGTTCGAAGTAGTCCGATGGCCAATCTCCTCCATAGAGGCAATCTCCCAATCATCCCAGCCCAAATCGGTCATGAGGTCACCGTAGTCATCTATTACGGAATCAAGCATTTCGGTGACAAGGCTTTGGTCGGTATGACCCAATTCCCCGGTTCGATTATCCGCCAAGGCAAAAGCAATTGCTCGTGAATTATCTGCCTCAAAAGTGACGGCAGCCATATGAGTCCAGCCGAGACGTTTAGCAGCCATTAACTGGTGATTACCGGCAATTACGGTAGATGTTCCGTCACCATTGGGCTTGACGACGATAGGCCGCAATTGCCCGAATTCGCTATATGAAGCCATAATCGCATCAACGTTGCCTCGTCTTGGATTTCCTGGAAGTGGTACTAGTGTATCCACGTCAACAAGCAATGAGATTAAACATTCTTCAACTTGATGTTTCATATGATTTCTCCATCTTGATTCGTAGTCTTAAATTATGACGTAACTTGACTTCTTACGTTTGCATTAAGCGTGCGCATTGCATCAATTGACGTACGCAAAGAAGTAAGTTTTTCACGCTTAGATTTGACTAATGCTTCAGCAATTTTAAAATCATAATGAGCATCAGCCAAAATATAGTCAGCCCAAGCCTCACGCTCTTTAATGGAGCCTTTGGCCGACAGGTATTCCTTGGCCCAAGAAGACTTGTGTTTAGATTCCTTCTTTGCCGCATCTTCGGCCAACTTTTCAAAAGCCTCTGTCTCTTCTTCTAGTTCATCAATGAGATGAATAAGAGTTTCTTCAATTTCTATCTGACTAATAGGATTAGTACGTCCAGGAAAATTCACTTTTGCCCACTTTCAATTAAAGATGACCAATCAATAGTTTTCATGGCATCTTTGTTTACTGAAGGCCAATCATAGCGCCCTTCACCGATAGCATGCAAGCCCATCTCTTCTAAAAGCCAAGCATCAACTTCGTCATCTGCGCCCTTGCCAGACCAAACTATTCCAGTTCGTGCAGAAACAGCAGAAATAACTTCAGTTTTTGCAGCGTTACCTCGTCCAGTAGCAAACTTCGCCCGACAAGTTGGTGGGACATCTATATAAGGAATACCTAATTCAAATAACATGAGACGAATGACGCCGCCCAACTCGCCTATTTTGTGCGATTGTGAGTTCCTGGCAGCAAAAGCATAACCTTCTACTACGACGCCGGTTGCCTGATTCTCTACAACGATTCTATTAACTTCCTTGCGGATATCGTAAAGACGTTGAGATTCTTTGGTCTTAACAGAAATCGAACCTGTTTTACCATTAATCGCCCATCCGGTAGATGTCAAAGATAAATCAAGTCCTAGTATGCCCATATATTTGAGCATAGTCGATATAACTAATAGAAAATGAATGTACAAATAGCAAAAACGGTAGTGTTTAGATTTTGGTCACATAAACGAGATAGTTGGGATACTTAGTAAAACAGCACAACCAAAGACCCATAGCGCCGTAGCCAAGATAACCAATGGCAGCAGTAACTTTTTCCGCTTAACAACCGAAGCGATGCCAAGCATAAACAAAGAAATAGCGAATAATGCCGTAAGTACCTGAAGTCTGTCGCTATGTCCGCCTTCAGTCTCAGATACTACAAGTGACTCGGATGCCCTTTCCCAGACTTGTGCTTGTGGAACGTATAACTCATCCATATAGAGGGTGCAGTCTGGAAGTTGACTTTGGTTTTGTGCGACCAGACAGGGTATTGCGTGCTCATAAAACTCGTATGAACCGTTGGAAGTTTGGATATCAGTATAGATTTCTTCGTTGCTGATGCCGTCAACGAGAAGTCGTACCTTTTTGTCTTTCCAAACAGTCAAGTCAGCCCTATATTTAACTTCTGATGTAATCCACATATTGTTGGATTGACTGAGTTCTAGTTGATAGGCGGAGTACGCCTCATCCGAAGCCCCACCGTGAAGTGATGATTGAACTCCGGCCCATGCCGTAGTCACGGAGATAATACCAAGCATTGCCACAATGTAGATTTCGTGGGTAAATAACTTTAGAAATTTGTTCATCGGTTGGCCTCTCGGTATGCGATATTGCGCAGGCGCGTTTCCTCACTACAATCATCGTGCTTTAGTTCACAGTAGCAGTCATAATATGGAAACTGTGTAAGGCAAGTATCGCAAACCGTTACGAACTGGTGATAGGTAAATCCATTGGGGCGTTTGGCGTCACAGCAAAATGGTTCAGGCAGAAGGTACCTCATTGAGTCCCTAACAGGACATTTTCTTTATTTCGTGAGCCATTACGGGAAGTCTTTCTTCCGTCAATACACTTGTGGTTGTCGTACCACATCTGGACATGCAGCCATTTGCTATATCTGTATGATTTGAGATGACAAATCTCGCATTGTCCTCTTTGATTGCTTCCGACCGTAATGTTCGTAAGCATGGAACTAC